AAGGTATAGATGCAGTTGCTATTAATGGATTAACATTAGGTATATTGCAACGGACAGTAGCGCTTCCGTTTGTTGTCGTAAATACTGGGAAATAATATGTAGTAGTTGTGGCCTGGGCAGGAATTCCAGTGTCTATATTATAAGTCCCATCGGAATTAACTGCAACTATGTCGTATCCACCAAATACTAAAATATTTCCAACTTCAATTTGCGTATTGAATATAACAGTGTCGTATATTGTGGTTCCATATTCAATATTGTCATTAACATTTACAATAGTGCTGTTTAATGTGGAGGAAAGAAAAGGCTTCCCAGAAACAATCGGAACATTATGCTGGATAATTTGAGGCGTAATATCTGTTGGATTATTATTTTGAGTTACATAAAGGCGTTCGGTTGTCCCTAATGCAAATCTTTTGTCGGTCGACAGACCCTGCCAAGCGTGGAGCGCTCTTCCTTTTCCAATATAACTTATATTAACAAAGTTGGTATATCCGCCTCGTTTTTCAGGGATATTGTCTCGCCATCGAATAAAATTACTTTCGGAAATACCAGCAGCATTGTCCGATCTTGTTTCTTCAATATCTACGCCGGGGATGATGCGCAGGCTTTCAAAAGGCATCTATCAGCGCTCCGGCGGGTTAGCGACGTTAGAATACGAAGTCCATCCAGGTCCGCTAAATTTTTTCCTTACCTCCTCGCCATTCGCAGAAGCAAATAGACGCTCGTATTGGCTTTCCCAGGACTGAGACTGTTGTGGGTTGTCTGCCTGAGAACCGAAATCTCTTTGATACCCAGATGCGTATACCATACTCGCCGCAACAAATAGATCGGGCAGGTAAGTAGTCAAAAATGTTGTTGTGTTAGTAGATGATAGAGGAGTTGGTCTAATAGTTCCGACTACTTCTAAGCGATATGAGCCATTAGGCCACGGACCTAATATTATTGTCCATTGATCAATCATTGCAAAATATGAAGGCTGACCGGCTCCAATATTTCCACTGCCGTATGTAGCCTCTAAAAAGTCTCTAGACACTGGCTGAAGTGCTGAACGACTACCTGTGGCGGCAGTAGCTCCGGCTGGATAAAATAAATTAATACCCTGAACCGTAACAAACTTCCCCTGAGAAGTTGATGGTAGGGTAAATTCCCTTACTCCAGATGTCGTCCCGTAATCCGAGTTTCTTACTACTGTTTGTAAAAGGTCTAATTCTCTGTAAATACGCTGTTCTGCGTAATCTATACACCCAGGCAACATAGTTTGAAATTGCGTAGTATCGGGTGTAACGGTCATAATATTGGCTATTTGAGCAACGTAAGTTGTATAAGTTAAACTCATGACCTATCAGCCTTTTTGTCTAACTTCTCAAATATGCGATTAAGCATCTCTTTAATTTCTTTCATGCTTTCCGCGAATTCATCTTTTCTAATATAATTACTTGGCAAATCTACTTCTAACTGGTGTATTTCAGCTTGAAGCTTATGGACTGCATCCCAAAGGGCGCGAGCCAGCCACCCAATTACGGATAGGACTAACCCACCCGCAATGTTAATCATTGTTTGCGTGTCCATGATATGCTCTATTAAGTGGGAAGATCCGGGGATTATTCTCCTCGGATCATATATTTCTACAGAAAATCAGTCATTTTGCCAAGTCTGACGGACCAATTTCTTTTTCTAGGAACTCTAAGTTGGCTTTTAATCTTAGGTCTGACGGGGTAATCTCGTAAGCTATTTTTGCTTGTTCTAGGGAGATATCCCTTAATCCCAATCTCCAAGCCGAGACTGAGGCAAGATCATGCGCCCAATGGCCCCAAACAGCCGGATCGCAAGTGTATACTAAATCCCTGTTTTTAATCTCTAATGCCCGTATTGAATAGGCGTAACACTCTGCCCACCTGGTTTGCCGATACATTAGCATAGCAAGCTCACACCAAGGCTCTCTGGTATTTGGGGCCTCTCCAGCTGCTTTCATGTAGTGCATTTCAGCTTGGCGAAGATCGCCCATTTCATCGTAGCACTTGCCCATTACCCGATAGGCATAACACCTTTCATTGTGCCAATTTGCCCCAGGTAAATCTAAATAACGTTTACATTCATGAATTGATTTTTCCCAGTTTCTGTAAAACATCAATTCGCGGGCATAGTAAAATGCGTTCCTTGGGCAGAACGGATCCTCTTCCACCGACAATTTTAATAAATCTAAATACTGGCCACGGCTTTTAGTCGGATCCGGATGATGGCTAACAAGCAACATGTCAGTGTGGGCATATATTTCGTTAGTCCGGCCATCGGGTCGTGGGTATTCATGACAAGGATGATGCCAGTGATAACCATGCCGATGATGTATTTTCTCATACTGGAATTTTATTCCGCAGCCCCAATCAAACATATATCGCAGTCGAGTGGTAATCCCCGGCCGCCATACACGTTCAATTTCCTCTCTCCAGCCAGGTTCCATTACCTCGTCTAAGTCAAGGCTAATGCAAATATCAATATCCCTAGGAATAAGAGCCAAGGCAGCATTTCTAGCATGATCAAATCGCCAAGGAGATATAAAAATATCATAAACAGTCGCGCCGTGTATCCTTGCCTTAATAACTGTTGCGTCTGTTGAACCAGTATCCGCAATCATAACTAAGTCGGCTTCTATAGCACTCTCAACAAATCTTTGAACAAACTCAGCTTCATTTTTGCTAATTGCGTAAATGCAAATCTTTGGTTTCAAACTTTGGTTTGACCAAGCAAATACACCAATCTCATTTTCTACGTGAGAGAAATCTGGTTTTCCAAATACAAAATGAACTCTTTCAGGTGTCCAATTATTGGTTATATGTTCCTCGTATGGATTTCCGTCATAGGCATCTTGAGGGTAATTACCTATAGGAATACTAACAATAACCGTATCCGCTACTTTGCTTATTTTGTTAAATAGATCCTTTGCCTTGATCTCTTCCATATGCTCAAGAACATCGCCTAATACTGCGATGTCAAATGATCCCAAAGTCTCGTAATCTACATTATTAGCATCTTCAATATGTAAATTTTCGTATAATTTATTGAGTTCAAATCTTTCTACATAAGGATCCCAGATTTCAATTCCGGTAAACTCACTATTAGGGAACATTTTTGCATATGTTCCACTTCCACACCCTATATCTAAAATCTTTTTATTTTTTACTTTGCCAAAAATATAGCGGACAAAGCTCTTGCCGCTTTCTGAACTATAAGGCATTAAAAACTCCATGGCGGGAGCCTTCGGCGTGAAGGCTCTCCATGTTACTACAAATATTACTTAGCTTCTAGTGCGGCAACTCTTACTTCTAACTCTTTAACGGCCTCAATTAGAACAGCCACTAAATCGCTATAGCAAATACCCATTGTTGAATTATTTATCATTTCAACAACTTCTGGTATTACCGGCTGAACATCTTGGGCGATCAACCCAACTCTTTTTGTTGGGTTGCCAATAAAGTTATAGTAAATACCAGTTAGCTGCTTAACCTTAGATAAAGCCCCAGATATTTCTAAAATATTTTCTTTCAATGCCTTATCTGATGGTCCTGGATAAGAAGTTGCACTACAATATCCACTTTGGGCGGAATTACCTGAGCTATCGCAACGCCAAGGAGTTGAAGAGCCATTCCACCATCCAAATGCAGATGTTGTGGCAGTTATATATGCGCCGCCACCAGTATAAATACTTCCAGTGCTAAATGTATTTGTTCCTGTCCAAGTATTATTCCCCCCCAATGTAGCAGGAGTAAAATTCAACTGTGTAGTTGTAATAGTTCCTGCTTGTATTTGAGTTCCGCCATTAATTGCGTTAGTTGCAATACTTCCGCCTGTAACTGAACTGCTTGCTAAATTGGTAGAACCAACCGCCCCAGTTCCAAGCTGAGTGCTGCCAACTGCGCCAGAGGCAATATTGCCACCAGTAATTGTCGAGGCATTAATCGTCCAAGATGTTCCGCCACTTGATACGGTAATCTGACCTTTATTGCCGTCGGATAGGCCGCTTGAACCAGTTGGTCCTGTTGCCCCTGTCGGCCCTACACCACCAGAAGAACCCGTAGGACCAGTGGCGCCATTTGACCCGGCAGAACCTGTCGGACCAGAACCGCCTGTCGGTCCAGTTGGGCCGTTAGGACCCGTAGGCCCACCCGATGAACCTGTGGGACCAACCGTTCCAGTTGGGCCAGTAGGTCCAGCAACAGTCGACGCAGCTCCAGTGGCCCCCGTTGGGCCTGTCGGACCTACAGCACCGGATGATCCTGTTGCCCCAGTAGGACCCGTCGGGCCACTTGCTGGACCAGTAGGCCCGCCAGCTCCGGTTGGACCGGTAGCTCCCGTATTTCCGATACTTCCAGTTGGGCCAGTGGGCCCTGTTATTCCTGTAGGGCCTGTCGGTC